TACGTCATTGGACTTGCCTTTCATAGCTTGTTTTATTTCGTAGTCAACAAAAGATGAGTAGTTTAATTCCTTAAACTTCCACTCCGGATCAAATATACTGTTGGTAGGATCCTGCATCGCTGCAAGAACTTTAACTTCGTCAAATTTCGGAAGTCCGTTACCCCCAGGATATTTAGTTTTTAACTCAGTCAACTTCTTCGTAAAAGCCTCGTCTTGTGCCCTCTTCTGAGCATCCATATCTCGTCTTTTTAAGCTGTCTTCTATTACGGGGGTGACAATCTGAACGATAGCCTCCCGAACATTCGGATCAACATTCTTGAGATAGTCATTCTCAGACACCGCTATTGCGGCTTCTTTCTGAGCACTCTTTTCCCACTCAGCTCGTTCTTGTTCGAGCTTTGTTATGTAGCCTGCGGTTTTCATATATTCCGCATGAAGCTGTTCCGCTGTCAGTTCTTTGCCGAATCTATCGGTAAAAATCTGAGGCTTGGCTTCCTCTACATTAGTTGTTTCCGACTGTTCCGTCGGGGCTTGGTCAGCGTCCTTTTTTATAACCTCGGGCGTAGCCTTTGGTTCAGGAGTCTGACTGTCCTCTTGGACTTGGTCATTATCTTCCATATTTTAATTATACAACAATATCGTATGTCACGACAAGTAGCTGTTTCTAAATACTACCTTGCCCACCCAACGGACCTACCTCGCCCTGATAGTGGGCTATTAAAATCTGTTGGCTTTGTGGGTTAGCGGTTTTAAATGTTCTCGAATTAATAATGTCTCGGTGAACCTGCGAGTGATCCGGTGTCGCTCCCTCTGTTGGTGGAATCTGATTTCCATTTAACATTTCAACTGATTCCTTTTCCGCTAGAGCTACCATATCAACTCCCTGTTCTCCGCCTTGAGCTCCCTGTGCACCTTGTGCCCCCTCAGCGTGTCCTGCAATAGCAAGATCCATTTGTGATTGTTCCATTCTCTGATCTCTGGCTTTTGCTGATAGCTCCTCGACATTTGGAAACTCAAACTGTCTTAAGACTTCCTCGGCGGGAAGGATCCCGGCCTGTGCTAGTTCCAAAATCGTCTTCCTTTGAGCCTCCTTAGAATGCCCGAGCCAGCTACCAATCGTTACAATGAGCTCGTTGTCCTCAGTGATTACAACTGCACCATCTGGTTTGTTTTTCGCACCAGAGCCGATTACCTTCATGTACTCTTGTCCTTCTTCTGGTTCGGCTATCTTAACAATTCGAGAAGTTGTGTAATGCTTGGCTACTAGGTTGAGGATTCTTTCTCCTACAACGGATAGGAAAGACTCCAAAGATGAAGTAAGTCCTACAAGGTTATTAGAATCGGCAGCTTGTAAAGCTTCGAGGGTGTCGCCCGACCTGGCACCTGTTGGAAGTCTTCCAAGGGCCGCATCGTGAGCACCTAAAACGTCTTCGATATGAACGCCTAATTGTGAAACAAGAGACTCATACCCCATTGGAAGCGGGTTCATGTTCATTTGCTGGAATTCTCTACCCTTATTTATCTCGACAATCTCGCCCATCTCGTTAGAAATTACGTTCATTCCGTGCCCTTTTTCGGCTATTATTCTATATATTAGAGCCTGGTTTATGTACATAATTTGTTGGCTCATGGCTCTATCTAGGGCTTTATTTAGGGGAACAGCGTCCGCTGTCCAGGATCTCTGGTAGATTTTTAAAGGATTCATTGATATCTGATATAAATAAATCGGGAATTCCTTGTCCCCAAGGTCCTCTTCTTTTAAGATCTGTCCCCCTGCGTATGTAAAAAGCTTTATCCTACCGCCCTTGCTATTTTTCTCGTCGTCCCAAAGCATGAATTCCTTAATCATGACTCTTGGAATCTCATCCTGCTCGGAAACACCTTCTCTTCTTATTATCTTGGCCTTCATCCTGGAGGCTGCGAGCTCCTCATCGGGTTTTACTTCTTTCCTTGCCTTTTCGTCGTACTTTTTGTCCGCCTTTACTTCGGCTACAGACTTAATAGGTGTTTTAACTAAAAATCTAGAAACTAAGCGCCCCGCATATAAATAGGCTCTTTTATCTAGGTAAACATCGTAAGGATCGTGGTGTCTTATCCTGACCTGACCCAAACCGCCATCGGCTTCGGGGTCCCAGTCGACCTCAACCCACCCAACAGAAGTGTTTAAGCCCGTATCTACAACACCGCTGACCATTTGTTCTAAGTGAAGTTTTCTATAAATGTAGTCCATTACCTTACCCGTACGTCTTGCGTTTTGAACTGTCTCCTCGTCGATATCCCCGGGGATTACATCCCACTTGGGTTGCTCTCTTGTTACATAGTTTTGCACCGCACGGATTGCAGAACGCACTTTATTTACTACCATGCGTACTTCTCCTCGTCTTCTAGAGGGGGCGGGAACTAACTCGTTTGTTGTTGTATTAACGGAGAGATAATGGTTACCGGCGAGGAACATGTAGTTTAAATACCACTCTAAATCGTACTGTTCCCTACTTCCTTTAACGTCCTCTAAAAGGGAATCGCAATAGGAAGTCTTTTCTTCTGGGGTGGCCTTATCCCAAGTTTTTTCTTCATTGATATAAATCACGTTCTATCCTTTGTTTTTAAAATCTGCTCTATGGAAGCATCCTCTATTGGAAGAAAGGGGTCTTCATTTTGTTTTGTGTTTTCCTCGGTTGCGGTTGTGTTAGAAACATAGTCAGTTAGGTTCTTACTCATGAACTTCATTTGAAGTTTCTCCCGTTCCTTATAGAACAAGAAATCTTTGTAAACAGAATACCCTATAAATAGAATTACTATAAATATTTCCATACGCTTTAATTATACCTTGCTGTCCAACTTTAATAAATACTCGGCATTGGCGGTCTCGCCATTCTCGAACCTCTTAATCCAATTGCAATTAGCACAAAGAAGTTGGTAGTTATTATCTCCAGCAAGAACCCTCTTTAGTTGAAAAGAAATCTTAGCCCCCCTAAGACTTTTTGATTCCCTACTACCTCCCCCATTCCTATGGTCTATCTGCAATGCTCTAGCGTCACTAAAACCGCAACGTACACATTTTCCCCCCAATAAGGATATTAACAGTTTCCTTCTACCGTCCCTGTAAGATTTTAAATACAACTTCATCTTTGTTTGAATCTTCTTATCCCCCCTTTGTTTTTCCCACAATCTTTTATTATATTCCCTTCTTTCATCCTTCCTTTTACCTTGGCGTACTCTGTCCTTTTCCCTAAAAACATCTAAATATTTCAGCCTATGCCTTCTATGTCTCTCCAATATCCTATCCTTGTTCTTCTCGTAATACTTTTTACAAGCTCTTTTATCATACATATATATATTATAATAGGAAAACGTATATTATACAATCGGCTAAAAGTCCTCTCCCATGAAATAGTCTCCTGGGTTTTGTTCTTCCTCCTTTTTCCTTAATAAATTTTCAAAATGGTTATTGCTTCTTATTTCGGGGGTCTTTTCCGGCTCGGGGCTGAAACAAATCTCGTCCATATCGGTCATGGCGTCGATCATGTCGTCGTGCTTCCCTCTTGGGAACTTTAATATCTCGTCCTCTAGCTCGAACATTTCCCTTTGAATAAAAATCTTACCTCTTTCAAACCTAGGTTGTAAAACAGACCTGATTCTCATCTCTTTTCGGATGTCCGGTCTGGCGTTGATCTCAAATAAAGGTAGGTACTTGTTCCTTCTGTCTTCCTCGTCCCGAATTGGAGTCATGAGTCCTTGGGCCTGGCCTATCATTTCAATAGAAATCGTTACGGGCTTCCAAAGCTCATTAACCGCAAACAATTGCTCTATGAGTTCCCCCACAGTCCACTTCTCCCGCCTCATTTCAAGTACATACCAGTCGTTTTCCGGGCTTACTCCTATTACCAATATGCAAGAATAGTCCGATTGTTCCGACTGAGACACCGCAGGATCGCAAACCGCAAAGATATTCAGGTTAGCGGGTAGGGAACTAGCCTCACCGGGGCCATAATACCTCACTTGGGAACGTTTTATAAGGGCGGAGTCCTCGTCTACGGGGTCATTTAGGTAAAAAGCACTAAAAACGTAGGAACCCTGGAGTCCTTTGAGTTCCTGAAGCTTCTGTTCGTCCAAAAGCTCGGGAAAATAGAGACTTCCGTCTGGGTTATAGGCCCCCCGGATATATGTATCCACCATATCGGGGTACTTCTCCACAATCCAGGAGTAAAGTTCATAATAACTCCACCTAGTGCCTATTATAATCATCTCTCCGTCGTAATCCAGAAGCGAAAAAGCCCTTTTCCACCAATCAATAACCTTGTCCGACTGATATCTAGTGGCTGAATTCTCCAAATTAACAAGGTCGTCGCAGATAATCTTACTGTAGTGCTGAGAAACAAGGTTTCCACCCACACCCGCAGCAGTAACATTGGCCTCTCTTACACCATTTGACCTGTTTGTTACAACAATCTCGCTCTCATTCCACCTGAGTTTAGGGTCATAGAAGTCTCCGTATAGGGTTTTGAGGGTGTCGTTTTTAACAAAATGGTCTTTCATCTCTCCGAGGAAGGTCTGGGCGTTATTCAAAGTAGCATTAGCCACAAGGATTCTCTCATCCCTATTGGCTGCTATGGCCTGAATGGTTCGTCCTATCGTAAAAAAGGTAGATTTAAAACAACCTCTGGGGACAAGAATCATCTTTATTCGTTTCGTGGAATTCTTATACCAATGAGCCCACTCGCCGTGAACGTGGGGTACAAATAGAGTTCTCCTTTTGGGATTATTCTCCATTATGTACTTGTTAAAAAACAAAAGGTCTTCTAGTCCCTTCTGCTTTTTTTGATTTAGTAAGGCTTCGTAAAGCTCAATTTCCTTGCTGGGCATCGGACTCCGCTAATAATCTTAAAAGTTCTTTTTTAGTTACACCAAAGTTGTCCTTATTGATAAGTCCTCTTTTAGAGGCTAAAGAGACAACCTCTCTCCACGGCATCTTGTCGTAAGCTACATCTGTTGAAGACACTAGCTTGTCATCTGTTTCCGGCACATATTCTTTTAGGCCTGAGTTGGCAAATCTTAGGGCGTGATCAGCTACAGTTCCGTCCATAAGTTTTTTCTCTCCAGGTTGGAAAACGTACACCTGATGGTCGTACATGAATTCAGTCTGCTCACTTTTGGGGTTAAATAATATTTTAGGTTCAAAGCTCATAATTAGCACCACCTTCCTTGGGGGAAATAATTACAACAATACATTTTTTTGTTCTCCTATTATATACCGCAACAGGAAGGTCTTTAATTTCCCTATACAGATTTCGGGAGAACTCCCGCATCGCTGTTTTTCTTATCTTCTTTTTCACTCTTGAAAGTGACGGTCAAAAGACCGTGCCTTGTACATTTCAAATTACTACAGAATAACAGGGTAGGCGGAAACTCCTCGTCCTGTCCATTATTGAAAAGGGGAATCTCCATTAAATCTTGTTTGCACTTTACACATTTTAGCATGGTTCAATTATTTTCCATGAAATTATTACTAGTCTCATTACTAAACATTATACCCCATGTCACGACATTAGAAAAGAATAACCATCCCAATATTGACAACCACCACTAACATGATAAGATACTCTTACCTATCAAAAGATAGAGAAGCCAATGTTTTTTTCCTAATTTCGGAATATTCATTGGCTTTTTTCTTTACTCATAGTACAAGTGGTTATGCTCATCTAAGTGCCTCAACTGTCTAATAGCATAAGCCTGTGCGTTCCTTTCCGCTTCCGTTCTTGCTCTATTATAAAGTGCTTGGTGATCTGCGATATGGTGCTCAATACAAAGCATTCTCCCGTTATCGAGATCGTAATATTCTGGGGAATTGTGGTCGTGATTGTAATGTGCCGAGTGAAGCATCCACCCGTCTACCCAATCTTTATTGCAACCAGGCCACTGACATTTACCCCTATCTCTAGCAAACATTTTCTTTTTGGTCTGCTTAGAGAAAGCAAACATAGAAAAAAACATTAATATCCCGAGCAGTATTAATATCTTTTCCATAACTACTCCACGTCTAGCTCAAGCGATAAAACTTCCTCTTTGGCTAAGTAGTAGCCGAGGTCGATATACATTTGGACATTGTTCTCGACCTGTTCCCGGCACTCTTCTTCGGTTGGGGCCGTGTCTTCAAGGTGCTGTATGATCGGCCTTTTACCTACTCCCGAATACTGCAAGCTTACAGTTAGGCGTACCATTGTGACCTCCTAGGTTTCCCGTTTGTTCTCCAGAACAACTGCACTGTCAATTAGTGTAGCCTTCTGGTTATGCAAAAACTCTCCTATAGCTCTTTCACACGCTTCTAGGTTTGCCTGTGCCTGTGATTCAAGATCAAAACACTTCTCGGATACCATCTGGTAATATTTACCGTCTGCACCACGCCAAATCACTTCCCAATACCACTTAGCGTTCATCTGTTTGACTCCTTTACCGATATTAATGTCTCCTCGATAAGTTCCCATTTGCCCCCGTCTTCCCATTCCTCTATCTCGTTACGCTTTAACCACTCGCACATCTTTTTTGTATCACCAACGTACTTGTGGTTTGCACTCCGAGTTGCTCCCGTTTCCGTATGTTGGAACTTGAGAAAGTACGTTATCTGTACCATTTTGTCCTCCTTTAAAATCAAAAAAGACGCCTAATTTTGGCGTCCTACGATTTATTTCTATTTATCTTCATTCTATAATTATACGTCTTCTAATTCCCCTTGTAGAGATTTTATTTTGTCGGCTACCTCCTCCTTAGACATATTCATGTTTAATCTAAGGTGCTTGGATTCCCGCTGTTCGGGGGCGTAAACCCCAGCGACTTTATTTATTTCTTTTATATATTCTAAAATTGTCTTTCTATCGAGGTTTCCCCTATCATCCTCGGCATCTAGCCCCTCTGCGAGTCTCCCCTCAACCCTGGAATTGGCTCCCAGGATCTGCCTTTCCTCAAGCCCGTTTAATAAAGCTTGTCTGAATTCCGGGATAGCTAGGTTTTGGGAGGAAATTGATTGGGCGATAGCCCGGGACTTTACATCATAAATCTTTTCAGTTGACTTGGAAACGGAGAGCTTCCCGCCCTCTTTAACGGTTTTTAGAACGTCAGCTATTACTGCTTCTTGTTTAATGCTTAACTTTTTAGGCATATACAAATTTCTTAAAATCAGCCAGTTGTCTTGCCAAAACGTAATGACAATCCAGCTTTCCTGTCATAGGCTCTGCAATCCTCCAGAATCTATTATAATCTATGCACCCGGCAATAACTACCTCCTCCGTCTCCATATTCACTTTAACAAAAACATATCTGTCTACCTTTTTATACATGGACTCATCTTTAACAAGAAATCTGGAATTAGGGAAAATCTTGTTGTAGTTATTTGTTAAGGGACTTGTTTTGACATCGATCTTTTCGTACCGCCATTCAAGGTCGCATTCGTCTCCGCTCCTTTTAGGGTCGAAGTAGTCAGAATGTTTGGGTTCAAACCCCCACGATCTCATCTCATCAATAACAAACAACTGTCCAACGGCCCCTATAAAATCTCGATCTTCATTTAAATTTCTAGTGGATGCAAGCCCCTTATAGGTAACCTTCTTCTGCTCTTCTTCCGCTCTTTCAAATAAGGTTGGGGGTCTCATATGTGTTTATAGCAAAACCACTTCTCCCCTTTTTTAATTACTCCCTCTCTCTCACAACCCCCGGAGTCACACATGTGGAATTCCTTGGGGGCCACGGTAGCTTCTACCCATTCTGGGATCTTAGGTTCCTCGACTGGCTTCTCTGTAGAGAATACCTTCATTGGTTTATCCTCTACCGCTGAAATTAAAAAAATTGGAATCCCAAATCGTGTGACTGTTACTGGAAGGTCTTTTACCTCTTTAAAGAAATGTTTGACAAATGTACGTATGTTTATATATCTCATGGTATATACTATATCACATATCTAATTAATGTTAATACCTTTGTATGCACAATGTTTCTTAGCTACCTTTATGCACCTATCTATAAAATCAGCATATGCCTCTTTCAACTTCATACGGTTGCATCTAGTACAGCAGGAAACAACGTTATCTGGGCTGTAACCTTTGGTGTTATCTACCCTATCCAAACCGATGGTTTCTATACTGTCCCCACAATAATGGCACGGCTGTTGCCAAAATTTTAGAAAGTCCTCAAAAGACAGTTCAAATACTAGCCCTCTTTTTAGGGCGTTGACTCTATATGTTGCGTACTTACCGGGCTTCGAGGATCTTTTTCTTCTTTCCTTGGCCCTTTCTATCTCTGTATGGCTGTAGTAGTACTTCCTACGTCGTGCTCTTTCCTTGTCCAGATTCTCATAATAATATTTTTTCCATTTAATTTTCTCCTTTTCCGGGTCTCTTAATTTCATAACCTTATTGTAACAGATGTACGTACCTTTGTACATACTATAAACCTAAAAATTATATTACGTACCGGCGGGTGTGGATACAATTTTTAATAAATGGAAAAGCACATTGCATACAAGCCCCCCCCCTATGTAACGTCGTATAACGTACATTTAACGACGTAGTGTTTGTTGATATAGAGCCTTATTCAGTGGGTAGGGTATATGTGTATAGCTTATAGTGATGCATTCATAGTACATATACACAATATATGGACGGACATAGCTACATAGTGGCAAGAGGATAGAGAAACCGTACATCCTGTACCCTATACAACCCACAATATCTATATGCTTACTTAATACAGTTCTATTAAGAGTAGATATAGAGTGTGTAATCATTGGGGGTGTGAAGTTTATCGGGGTATTGTTTTTAACTGCGTTTAATATGCGGTAATTCATTAGCTATCCTTAGTGGGTGCTAACTCTATTATATTGTTATAGGGTATTGACATCATTGTATCTAAAGAGTAGTATAAAACTTAGTTAGTTAGCACGTTTATATATTTATAAGAAAGGTTAATTATGTCTTATACCATAAAAGAAAGACAAGAATACAATGTACGAAGGGTGTCAATTTGTGAGGCTCTTGGGATAACAAAAAACAAGTACAACAGCTTCAGAAGGGACGCAAACCGTTTACATAAACACTATGAGGATGATTGCAACGGGTACAGCGATAGTATGGGGAATTGGGACGAAAACAAGAGCAATAGAGCGGAAGCAATAGAGCGACAAATTGAAAACAGGGTAACAGAAGAGGCAAAAGCACTAGGATTATATGTCTACTTCCAAACTGATCCTAGAGGGGCAACAATATACCTTGATACCAAACCAATATCGCAGAACAACTACACGAGTGCATATTGTATCTATTAGTAACCGGACAGCTTGGGGCATGGCGTAGTGGTTATGCTCCAATAGTTTGAGTATTAATTTGTGGGCGTTAAGCCCAAAGAATCGAGGTGATAGTGATGTATGGAGATAAAAGAGATTATAAGAAAATAAACTTTTATGACAAAAAAACGGGTAAATATCTATGTTCAACAACGTGGGCTAGAACCTGCAAAGAGGCGATGGAACACTATATACACAACGATCCCTATAATATCGGTATTACAGCGTTGGGCATAAAAGCAAGTTACAAATAACCGTTTGATGTTGCCTTTATTCAAGCGGATAAGGGCAACAATGAGACGAGTATTAAATTATAAGGATCGTATGTCTAATTATAGATATATTAGAAGTCTTATAGATAGATATATATTAGTAATAAGTTTATTTAAAATGGTGGGTGTCAAGTCAGACGGGTTAGAGTTTAAACTTGATAGTTGCTATTTTATGTTAGGTTGGAGGTGATTACAAATGAATTATAGAGTATATGACAAATATATAATAGGTAACACTGACGGTAGCAACCTAAAATCTTTTGTTGTTAGCGTGTCCACGTTACCGGAAGCAATAGAACTAGGCGTGTTTTATGCTAAAAAGAATAACAAAACCTATTTTATCGAGGAGTCAGGAAAAAAAGATGTACTCTTCGCGATGGTAGAAGCAACAACGGGCGATAGGTTCTATCTCAGAGAATTGGTACAAAAAGCATAACCATATTGTAGATTAGCGCACTATCCCGTAGCAATACGGGGTAGCGGTTAGTTTATAAATTTAAGTAGTATTGGAGGTGATAAGAGTGGATGTAAATTTAGCGAGAAAACTCATAAATTATTTTAGTGATATGCCAACGATAACAGAAAAGGAAAAAACATTAATAGCTCTAATAGAGGAGTCCTTAGGAGAAAACAACAACCTGTCAGTTGATAGAAAAGATTTGTTGGAGTGGCATTCGTGGTATAGACAATATAAAGGAGGTTACTATTTAAGCGAGGGTGACAAGAGAGAGCTCATAAGACTAAACCATTTAGTTATGGGAGCGTGCCACGATGTACACAATAAAAATATGCTCAATGACTTGTAGATTAGCGAGAGCCTATTCGTATTCGCTAGTCATCGAGTAGGCTCTATTTAAATTGATTAGCGGAAAGTAAAATATGATAAGTATTGACGAGAAGGAATTGGTTGAATTCCTTAAAAGAGTAAATAACCATAAGTGGAATCATAGAGATAACAAAAATACAGTTAGTATTGTAATGAAACAGTGGGTAAAAGAACTAGAACATATAGTTGATAACGGAATATTCGAGGGTTGCGAACGAGAAGATATAGAATGGTACGTCAAAAAGGGTGGTAAGTTACCGGAGGAAGAAGATGAATAGATACTTTACTATAAAATTTAGTGACTTAGAACCCGATGTTCGAGACAGTATTAGAAGTAACTTAGAACAAGCTTTGCACGAAGATACAGAGCTTATAGACCGCTTAAAGGAACAGGTGGGTGCTGACCCATACGATATAGATCACTATAATACAGATATGATGATTGAAATTATCGAGAGTATTGTTGAAAGAGCCTGTAACAGGGCTTGGGTGGAAATGGAGCTAGAATGCAAATATTAATCTTAGTACCGTTATTTGTAATAGGCTATGTATTTTTCGGTGCAATACTTGATGCAATAATAGAATGGTACGATAACCATTGATAATGTCGTGTCATTAGTATATAATATTGAGTGTATTTAGTTAAGGAGTATTATGGATAAAACAGAAGACATAAGAAACTATTGGGATAACCCAGAGCTGTACCAAAAAAGAAACAAAGATATGTATGAGAAAAGGAAAAAGGGTGTAAGCACACACGCTATTGCCTTAGAATATGGTATGACAGATAGTAACGCCCATAGATTAATAAAACGTGAAAAGGATCGTAATAATTTTAAAGGAACAGAATAATGCCAACAACAGACGCAAGAGCTTCAGTTACTTATAATGTAACAAGTTCAAAAGGTTATGGCCTACTCTTAACAGTTAGGCGAGATGATGAAGCAGAGTTATTTGAATTAATGAAAGATATAGAGAGTTTTCTTATAAAAGAGGGATATACACCGGAGGTTAAGAAGAGTTTTGGGGGTGCTAAGCCTATCGAAACTACCGATGAGAAGTGTCCCAAATGTAGTAACCCGCTTGTTAAGATAACAACTAAAGATGGTAAACAAGCATACAAATGTTCAACGAGTAGGTGGGATTATGCAACCAAAACATCAAGCGGTTGCGATTACTTCAAGTATTTAGATGCGCCGGTTGATGATGAACCTGCTAGTCCTAAGCAAAAAGAACTCTTAATGGACAAAGGACTTTGGGAAGATAAGATGACCAAAGCACAAGCAACAGAGCTGATTTCAAAGACATTAAGCAAATAATTTCTATCTCTGGTTTCTCTTTACGGGAAATCAGAATATGGAAAGTATTACCATTAAACCTGATGAGATTAAGATATTAGCCCAAGAAGGAGAATCGTTTCTCTTTAAACCACAGGCTGAAGAACAGCTAATTAAGCTATTAGAGCTCCAGGAACTCATAAACCAAACGGTTGAAGATGTTAAGAATGCTATTGCTGAAGCAGGTAAATCAGTTAACCCTAATTTTAAGGGTGTTATAGGCGACAGGGTTCGATGTGTATATCGTGCCTATGGGGGCAAGTATTCATACGATTGGAATAAAAAATCGATTCTTGAGCCATTTTTGAAGCACAGGGATACATATTCTGTGGAGTCTGGGAAAGTTGAGGAGTATTTAAAGAGTGTGGGCGAATTGCCAGACGGAATTAGTGAATCAGATAGAGAAAACAAGCTTAGTATTATGTTGAAAGATGAAGAACCAGAAAGGCAATTAATAGAATGAGTATCTGGATCATCATACTAATAATTTTACTTGCTGGAATGGCGAGCAATAGAAAATGAAATTAAAACGGAAAGGAAAAACCTTTGTGCCTGATACGCAAGAAAAAGCCGATGCCTACAAATTGGGCTATTGGGAAGCTGTTCACGAAGAGGACTATTTACTAATGAAAACTATTGAAAGAATAACAAAATATGTAATGAAAAAAGCAGATTTAGGCGGGGATGTTCCTCTTCCAGATTTGCTTAAATATCTTAAAAAACTAAAAAAGAGAGAGATAAAATGAAAAAAATAAGGCTTAGTTATTCCCTGCTTTCTTGTTGGGAAAGAAACGATGTAGATGGGGCTGTAGCAACCTATTTTCATATGGACAGACCAAGTAATCCCGCTATGGAGAATGGTAAGAAGGTACATCAAGAACTTGCTGAATATATAGACAAGCATAATTCATTTCCCGATTGGTTTTTTAAATATGAATTGACACTCCCTCAAACAGAAAAAGAGGTCATCGTTTCATATAATGAGATGTTTGATATCAAAGGAGTATTTGACTGCTACGATAGTGGTACGTTATTTGAGTTTAAGACTGGGGGTTCCGACTCACTTGAGTGGGCTAGAACCTGGCAACTACCCATTTATTTTTTAATAGCAGAGATAGCCGGAATTCCAATTGATAAAGCAATTCTAATAAGAAATAACGGAATACAGTCTGATTTTTGTGTGGTGCATAACTCCAAAAGGTTACGGGACAAAGCAAGTAACATCATAGACAGTTTGGGTCCGGACATACATAATTATTTTACAGAACAAGGACTACTATGAAACTAACATTAATTTTATCTCTATTTGCGTATATATTTGGGGTATCAATCACATACCTATTAAGAAAGAGGGTGAATTCAGTGAACCTTAACAATTTTGCTAAAGAAATAACAATCAAAGAAGGCTTGAAAAAGAGTGTCTCGATAGCGCAAGTTAAAGAGATCGTTAAATTAGTTTTAACAGAGCTTGCAAGAATGACCGAATCAGAACTTACTACAGTCTTAAATAAATATAGAAAAAAGAAGAGATGAAAGAGATAACAAAACAATCTTTAATGAAAAATGATGGGATATTGGATAAACTCTGGCGTTCGGTAGGCAAAGAGGGTGCAAAATGTGAGATATGTGAGAGCCTTCCCGTAAGTGAAAGAGTTAACTATTCTAAATTAGACCCGCATCATATTATTAAAAGGGGGCACAAAGCGACACGGTGGTTATTAGAGAATAGAATCTGGGTATGCTCCTCTCACCACACATTAGGTAGAAAAACAGTGGAATATAACGAATCCGGGTGGTTCTGGGGAGATAAAAACGATTGGCTTGGCGCCCACAGACCCAAAGATAAAGCCTTCTTAGAAAAGAAAAAACATGAGGTAAAACAATGGACTTACGATGAATTATATGGACTATATTGTATATTGACATCATTGAGATAGTGTGGTAGATTTAACAAAGACAGACGATGCATAGTTATATAACCCGAAGCTCTGGAGACCCGATAAGACGGTAAAGTTCTGGGGCTTTCGGTTAGAAAATTATGGAATACGCACTACCAATAATTATATTAAGTTACTTACTAGCCAGATGGTTAGTAGGAAGGAAATAAGATGAATAAAAAATATGAAAAACAACTGATGGATAAATTAAATGATTCTTTTAATGATGTTTTGGATAAAGAATATGTAAATCTAACGAAAAGAGAAATTTGTGCAACCTTAGCGTTTGTAGCTATGCGTGTGTTTAGAAGTGAACTAAAGCATATTGCAGAACCAAAAGAAAGTGCAGGTAAAGATGGAGAATAAACAAAACAACATAAATAGCTTGGAAAACATTTTAGTTAAATATGATTACCAACACAGACTTGATTTAGAGTTGTTGGCCGAACTCCAGTCCCTCATCACCACCCACGAACAACAAGTAAGGGAGGAAGGTAAGGATTGGTACTTTGAGGGCGATGAGTTGGTAATTAAAAAGGGCAAATGGGTTATTGATAGATACAAGAAGCATGGTAGAAGCCTTTTAGACAAAGCCACTAGGATTGATATGACTATGACCGAAGCGGTAGAACTCTCAAAAGACAAAGATTCCGAAACAAAGAGAGTGCTACAACAAGCAAGGAGAGATGGTGTTATGGAGTTTATCAAGTACTACAATGCAGATGTTGACCTCACCAAACCCTCTAGGGAAGCGGGGGAAGCAGCAGGAATGATTTATTTAGCTAACGAGTTCTTGGAGGAAAACCCAAGTGCATAAAGCAAGAGAGGTAAATATGAAAATAGAAGATAAAATAAGACAAACTATTTATGATTTTCTAGCGGAAGATGAGAGGTTCTACGGGAAACAAGATGGTACGGAATCAATAACAGAGATACCAGAAAGGTTAATAAAAGAACTCTCTACTCTAACCCAAGAGTCTAACAAAGAAGCTGTTAGGGGGTTTGAAACATTAAAGAGTATAGATGGTTTTGTGGGTTTTAACATTGATGGGGGAGGTGTGTGGTACGCCTTGTTTGATGTGGAAAGTGCTTTTTGGACATTTCTTAATAGAAACTCAATGTCGAGAAGTATGGAACGCCCATTAAACCCTGTTGGTAGATATTGTTATAGAAACTCTGAAAAAATAACCGAACTCGTAGCGTGGCTTAATAAAGAGTATCAAGTTTACCTATCAAGTAAAGAAACAGATAATGAAAAATAAAGAAAAGAACGGGTGCGACAACCTAGTTGAAATGTTTGCTGATATGGGTGCGGATATGCTCGGTGTTTATGAATGTGGCAAAGACGGAATGATAACAGTAGAGCCAATAGATAGCAAAACGGGTACGAGTTGGGCGATGTCTCTTATAACAAGCGTAGACGAAGCCATAGAGAGCAAGTACCAAAAGTCTTTCCGTAGTGAGCAGGACTATGAGAACTTTATGAAGTTTGTACCTAAAGAAACAGATAGTGGGAAAGGAGATAAAGAATGAGTGAACTATGGATGTATCTAAGAGGTGCTAGAAAAGTAAGGACAATAAGAAGTGAGTGGAAGGAATTGGTTGTGGGTTGTTTTGCTGTTTTGTTTGTACTCGCTTGGGCGATTTATTTATTTATTGTTTTTGTATTATGAAAAATGAATTGAGTGCCGGTTGTTTCTCACTAATATTTTTGACAATAATGTTAATCTACATAGTTTTCAAGTTTTTTATTTGGGATATAATAGTAAGGTGATATTTAAAAATTATTTTCTCAACTCTCTCAATCCGTCTTCTTGCCCATTAAAGATCAGTGGCTTTTATTAGGTAGGGAGACTGACAGCGCTATTTGTGGTCTGTGAGTGATTTTAAATGAGAGCAGTCTATATATTTATATAGTCTCAACATTTGCTTACTGCGGATAGCGCCAGCCGGATACAAAAGACCCCCCTTGCGGAGAGTCTTTGCGAGATATATAATTACCTCTGATATTCAAATCTATGTTAATCATAAATCAAATACAATTAAATAGCAAGTCACGACATCCATCTGGGTGTCTTTTTGTTGCCTAAAACCTGGGGGTGACTTGGGGCAGTGGTAGCCCTCAGGGTTTAGTTAACAAAGCAGAGGTACATGATACCTAGGTCGCCAATTTTTATAATCTATTAATTGGGAGCACTAACAGACCTCATCCATCATGACTAACTCATTCCATACCTGGAGTGCGAGACAAGACCTAGACTTTTTCTAGGAGGAGCCAGACACCAGGGGGAATAGATTAGGGGAACTAGAGCATTGAAAACATAATTACAGAGCTCCTGAAACCTATCCGACGGGATGGGGGTAAAGGGGTAAAATATTGTATGCATACACTAAATGAATTAATAGATTTATATTGGAAGAATAAGTTAAAGTTGAAAGATTTTATATCAATTTATAGGAAACATAGTAATGAATATACTTTCCAAAGAAGAGGTTAAGAGAATATTGAGGGTGGGAACTCCATCGGAAATTACAGAGGCTTTAAAAGAATACTTTAAATTAAACCATTCGGGGTATGCAACAGTTAAGGCACCCTCTAACTATGAGAATGCCTTAAGTTTGTTTAATGTCCCTTTATCAGAATCTAGTCAGTCCTAGAGTCAACGGAGAGCCTACTGTTTTTCTTTCTTCTAGCCTCTTTCCTAACTCATGTAGATAGGAATCCACAAATCTTAAGATAAGAATAATGACTACAGCCCATTGAGTATCGATTGTTCCAAAGTAAACAAGAAGTCCGGGTATGACTGATAATACAAAAAGCCTAAGAGGCTCTTTAAAACTTTCCCAGATTAATTTCCAATCAATTGTTTTCATATTTATCACCTCAAATCGTACAAACCAAAATAACTAAGTAACCAAACTAGAATAATTAATCCAACTACTATGTAAACTATATTCTTTATTGGGGCCGGAAGATTTATCATACCTACAATTAAGTAGACGACATAAATCACAGCAGCTCCAATAAGTAAAGTTATTAAAAATGAAATCACAAAATCACCCCCCTATTTCTTAAAAATTTGTTTAAACAGTTCCCACTTCGAATAAGATTTCAATCCTTGGGTTAATTTTTCCTTTAAATCGTTGTATTTCTTCTCAAACCTATTCGCTTTGTCTTGTTGGGTGTTTTTTAAGGCTGTCATATCAACTAATTCTTGGGCTAACCTCGTAGAATCCCCTAGGAGCGTTTCTTTTTCATTTTCCAATATAGATATAGCCTGATTGAGGGACTCTATGGTGTTAGATTGCTCAGTAGTCGTAGATTGTAAATTTTTAATGTGTTCGGCAGCAAGTTTACCTTCCGAAACATATTTTGTTTCTAAAGTTTTATACTTTTCATTCAATTTTAAAATCTCAGCGTTCAATTTAATTATTTCATCCAGTAATTCTTCTTCGTTGTCCTCAAGATCTGGTCTTAGCCAACCATAAACATTTGTATAGTCGTGGTTTGTTTTCGTACATTTATCAAGAGTTGGCCAGTTTTGGTCAAAGGAGGTAAAAGTACTGACATTTCCCTCTATAAATATAGCAACGTGTCCGTATCCACCCCCGGCTTTGGAGTTCCATATAACAACGTCTCCTTTTTGGGGTATGCCTGACGGGGTGTTCACTATCTTTTTATAATAATCTCTCAGATTGGGGTCGGTATCATAATTGGTCCAGAAGTCCTTGGCACCGGGAATACCTCTGGGCTGGGGGAACTCAAGTACCTCGTCGACATACTGTCTGTAAAGGTCGACACACTGGCCTCCGTAGTACCCATCCCAGTCAATTTTCTTTCCTAGATATTTAGTTATGAACGCATCAAGAGTCATAGGTTTGCTAAGTTAATTATACTTCATTTATCGGGGTTCTGTCGCTTAGTTGATTCTTGTCTAAATCTTGTGAGTAGTATACCAACGGGAAACACAGTGGCAATTAATGATGTTGTTAAAAAGGGATGTGCGTGGGGAGCTAGAACAAGAGAGAAAGCAGTTAGGGCCAGGTGAACAAACATTACGGATATCCAAAGTAAGATATTTATTAACGATTTAATTATCCCGCTCTCTCTTTTGGAAATGTTATACCCGTCCTTATAAAGTTGGGAGATAGAAAAAGATGTTCCAGCAACCCAAAGGAATAAGAGCCCCCTTAGCAAAGAGAGGTACTCAATATACGTCATAATTTTAAAAACTGAAGAGCTTTTTCAGCGCCCGCTAGAATTACAATAGCAGCTGCAAACAAAGTGAATATCGTATTCATTACCTTAGCTCTTGCCTCCACCGCTGACACTAACCTATCTATACTATCGTAACGTGCATCCTCTTTTCCTACATGAAGAATATTAGTATCATTCATGGTTTCTAAAGTACCTTCCATCCTAGTCAATACCTCTATCAACCTGTTTTGGGATTCTAGGTAATCTTTTTGATTTTCTAATAAAATGTTTGTGTAGTCTTTTCCGTTCATTGTGTTAGTTTCTTGTAATTCTCTACTAGCCACTCCAGGTAGGCTTCTTCTGGATTGTAGCTTTTCATTATCTTTCTAATTTCCTTTTCCGATATTAGACCTTCTCCAGATAGTATGTTTAAAGAGTTATTCACCCCTCCCCCTAAAACATTGGGGCTAACTTGGTAATCTATAGCCTCCTTAATATCTCCGAATTCACTTACATTTCCCCCCGGCTTGACCCCAAAAACATTGTTTGTTGCTTTTCCCCCTGTTGATTCCTGAAGGCCCATTAACATCATAAGCTCGTAAGCCCCGGGTCTTGTGGACTTTTCTTTAACATAATTGGATTCTCCTAATAGTGGGAAATATTCTTTAACGTTCGTGCTTTCTCGAACTGCTGATCCAAGTTGATCCTTATAAACATTCGTTACTCCCTCTTCATTGGGGGTGTATTCCGATTGGGTTCCCGAATAACCAAGTACCTGTTCCTGTCTTCTTCTTTTATCCTCTTCAAAATCGATGGGGTCGAGTCTTTTAGGCTCTTTTTTACCGGTACCCCCTCCTAGAAAGATCCTTAAGTCATCC